TTTGTTTATTCAGAGTAGGATAAAAAATAAAAAATATTAAAAAAAAAATAAAAAATATTAAAAATCTTGTTTTTAAAATAAAAAGAAAATGTTCAAAATAGAAAACATAAACCATACTTATTCAAAAAATAAAAATATTTTTCGACAAAACGAATTACACAATCATGTGGTAAATTACATCCAATCGAATTCTATCGGTGATATGAAACTATCAGTTCAAAATGAGGAAAACGGATGGAAAATTTGCAATGGAAGCTCACTTAATATAAAAGAATATCAAGATCTTTTTAATATAATTGGTACTTCATTTGGAAGTATATCTGAAAACGAATTCAACTTACCAGATTTCACAAGTCGCGTGATCGGTGTTTTTGGAAAAAGTAAAATAATTGGAACATCACTCACTGAAAGGAAAATGGGTGAAAAAATTGGAACAGAAACCGAAACACTTACTATAGAACAACTACCAAAACATTCTCATAATGGCTCAACTGAAAATGGAGGCTTACATACACATATTCATAATTTATCTGAAATAAAAATTAAAGAAACAATAAATATTGATGATAGGTTAGTTACGATACAAATTCCTGAAAAACATGATAATCATCACACTATAACATCATTTATAAATCAATCTGGGATGCATCAACACAGATTCGTTTCATCCGAATCTGGATCTGGAGAACCTCATAATAATATTCAACCAACATTGTTTGGTTGTAATGTATTAATTTACTCAAAAAAACAATAATAAAAAAATCATTAAAAAGACATTTTTTGTTTTTATATAATTGTATTAGTAATTATATAAGGTCTAAAAAAAGAAAATATTTTTAAGTAAAATCAAAACAATGACACTGCATTGGACTATAATTCAAAAATATAGTAGGAAATTAACCGAATTAAAAGAATGTAAAATTTGTTCATCACTTGTTACTAATATTGATTTGTTTGAACATTTCAACAACTGTTATGATAACAAAATTAAAATTTTATTTAATAATTTTGATAGTGAAATATCAAGAATAAAATTATTTTATAACAATAAAATTAAGATCTTACAAAATGAAATTAATTTGTCAGATTTATGCGAAAAATGTGAATTTTTTTCAAATCATTTATTAGAAATCGAAGAACTGAAAACAAAATAATTATATATTTCTTAAGCAGTTCCTTTTACTAAAAATCCTGTTGCGCTTATACAAAAAAATGGTGTATTTATTGCATTATCTAATCCACTTGTTGTATTATAAAAACATAAATCTCCGGATGAATTTTCACCTATAATCCAATTATTTACCCCCTTTACATTTAAACCACCATATGGTCCTGATATTGTTGAACCAACACTTTTCACTGTCAATTTATCAACTTCAAGATTCGGTTCATTCATTTTCACTGGAGGTATTAATTCAGAATTTATTAAACCGTTTTCAAACAATTGTGTTTTTCCAATAGTTATATTATTTGAATCATTAAAATTCACTCCATTATTAAAGATCGGTTGGGTATTATAAATAACTTTAGTTCCTGAACCGAATATGACAGTTTGTTCGGTACCATCAAATGAAATATTTTGAATACCAGTTCCTGAAAAATTTACTTCTTTTCCAATAAAATTTGTTTTTGGTGTGGCAACAGTATGATAATTTCCTAAAGAAAACATTTGACTATTTTTACCGTCGTTATTTAATACAGGTACAACATTTCCCATTATATTATTTATATATAACATCATATAAAAATATTTTTTAAATTTTCATAAAAATTTTATGAAAATTATACACAGTTCACAATATAATATATTCAACCAACCTATAGAGAAATTTCATTGTTAGTTTCTTTTTCATTTTTTAATTTTAAACCGATTGCATGCATCGCAGATTTTAAGTGTCTTTTCATATAATTCGCTGTTATCATTTGACCACATTCACATTCGACTTTCAATTTTATTACTGGAGGATTTCCATTCAACTTATGTTCTAAAGAAACTTTATGTATTTCAGATCTTTTATGTTTAGCACTATAATTTCTTTGTATTGTCATACCGCATTCACATTCAATTTTTGTAGATTGATATTCAAGAATTTTATCCTTATTTTTTTCGTAATGTTTTTTAGTTCTTTCCAAAACATCATCTTTATGTTCTTCGTAATATTTCTTTGATTGTAAAATTACTATATCTTTTTCATTTTCATATTTTTCTTTTTTATATTTTTGAAATTCCGCTTTGTTATCAATATAGTATTGTTTATTATAATTAGTCATTTCTTCTTTATGTTCTTCTCTGTATTTTTTACATTTTTCTAAATGTTCATCTTTATTTTTTTCATAAAATATTTTACACAATGATTTTAATACTTCCTTATTTTTTGCACGATATTCTTCTTGATATTTTTCTTCTTCCTCTCGATTTTTTTCACTCTGAATTTTTTGAAAATGTTTTATTTGTTCTATATTATTTTTTCTATATTCAGATACGCGTTCACTTAAAGTTTCTCTATTACTTTCACAATATTCATATGCTTTTACAAAAAGTTCATCTTTGTGTTCTTCTCTGTAAATTTTACGAGTTTCTGTTATATATTCCTTATTATCTTCTTGATATGCCTTTTTAGCATCTTCTTTTTTTTCTTCTTTAGAAAAATTACTTTCCACATCTACTTCTGGGTCAACATCATTAAAAGCGTCAATGAAAAGATCAACTACATCTGTGAATAAAGATATATCTTTATCTACTGGAAGAATAAAACGATCTCTATTGGCGACTTCCCGATATTTATCAAGCTTGGATAAAACACATTTTTCAATATAACCCATTTGTTGAGCACTATTACAGCTTCGACAATAAATTACATCATGATCACGAGTTTTATTGTAAGAAGCTAATCTATCTTCAAGAATTATTGCTTTTCCTATTACAAATATTCTATCTTTTTTATGATATTCATCCTGTACAATATATATATAATTTCGATCTTCATATTGAGTTCTTTTTTGTTTTGTCAAAACTTTATTTTCTAACTGTTTAATACGCATTTCATTTAATTTTTTTTCTTCTTCTAATCTTTTATTTTCTTCATCTATTCTTAGCTTTTCTTCTTCAAGTTCTTTGTTTTTATCTATTATACTTTGAATTTTATATTCACCTTTTTTTCTTAGATTAGGTAAAATTTCTTCACAAACCACTTCTTGAAATTTTTGTGCGATAGGTTTATTTGACCGCATAATTAGTTTATATACCGCAGCTTCAGATAAAATTATCATATTTCGTCCTTGTTCTTGATGCAAAACATCTGACTTCAGAGAAACTGAAGTCAGGTTTTCTATCTTTTTCCATTTTTGTGGTATATTTTTTAAAGATTCTGTTATATTAGATAATCCTAATATATTACAAATATCTTTTGCCACAAATAAAGGTTCGTTATAAGAACCCAAAACTCTTATTTCTTTATCATTGAAGTTAAATGTTTCGTCGATTTGATTTATTAATTCCATTTTATATTACATTTTTACTTCTTTAAATCTGAATTAAATAATCCGAAACAATTATAAAAATATAATTGACGAATTTCTGAAGTCATCTGGCGGAAACTATTTTTTACATAACTAATTATCTTAAAAAAATTAACAAACACCCATTTACAAAAGTTGATCGCATCACTAGCTGATAAACTGATGGTTTTTTAATATAATCATGTTTTTACTAATATAAGATGACTTTACATTTTGTAAAGTCATACATTAAGATACCCTCCAAGGGTACCAATAACTTTGGTACCCTTCCATTTTTCAGAAATTATTTGAACTGCTTTAGTAACATTTGGTAAATCTAAAATATTACAAATATCCTTAGCTACAAACCATGTTTCTTGAAATTTGCCAATTATACGAATATTTTGTTCATTGAAAGAAACTGTTTCATCTATTTGTTTTATTAATTCCATTTTTATATTAGCAATTATTTCTATTATTTATTTTTTTGTTTACAATAAACACCTTCTTACCCGTTATTTGTGCTTATTATGAAAGGGGGAGGTTAAAGTTATTATTAAACCCTTCTGAAGTGCGATAGGTTTATTTGAACGCATTATCAATCTATATAATCATGCTTTATTAATACAATTCATTTGTTGGCTTTTTCTAACACCATTTCCACCTGAAAAGGTGACCTCAGAAAAACTTAGGTCACATATTTCTTTCCATGTATGTATAGTTTAGGTTTATCCTATACTTATCTTAGGTTTAAATAAATTCTTTATCTGTTCTATTACCGCTCGTCTCTTCTTATATCTAAATATATACTGTTCTTTTATGAAATCTTTTTTAAAAGGTTTAGGATAATTTCCATCATTCTTTGAAAATGCTATATTCAATATCTCATCGATCGAATTTATTGCAATTTTTATATAGTAAAAAAAATCTACTGTCAAAAATGAACTGTTCTCTAGAAAATATTCCATACTTTCTAATTTTTCATACTGTTTCGCAGTGTGATTTTCTATATCTGTAACTAAAAATTCTAGTCTAGATCCTGTCTGAACTATCTGTCCACGTCTTCTCATTTTTTCAGCAAGTTGCACTTGAGCTGGTAAACATCTCTCATAATATTCTTTTATTGTTCGAGCATCTTTTAATTTAAATTGCTTTTCTCTTTCTTTTTGATCTTTTGGTAATTTTGGTGCTATATAATCACCTAATTTAATTTTTTCTTTTCCTTTCTCATCTATATAAGTTTCTAATACTGAATCACCTTCAATTTTACAATTATCATCGGCATCCATTAAATTACCTGCATTTCCAACTGATTTCGTCACAACAAAATCCTTATATGGAACAGAATTAGAACAAAGTCTATTAAGTTCTTGTAAAATGAAATAAAGAATCTCATCTCTGTTTTCTTTATCCATTATTTTCATAACAATCTTTTCGTAAAGATTTCTTATAAATATACTGCTATCTCTTCTATTCAAAAGCACACCTCGTTTACCTATTTTATCAGAAATAATTCCATCCTTTCCACAGGCTTTGTACATATACCTTTTCTTGGTTAAAATGAAAAATCGCTCGTACACTTGTTCCTCATACGCTAATTCAATTGGCCTCGGAAACAGGCTCGAAATCTTTTCTGCTGTATCAACTGCATAGTCCCATGCTTCTGCGGCTGTTTTATTTTTTAAATGTGGAAAATGAATATAATTTGAATCAGTATCCCCGTACACTAATTCTCCTTTATATTTTTCCACAATTGTTTTAGCTACAACTTCAATGTTTGTTCGACCCATGAAGGTAGTGCAGTTATGAACTACAATACCATTTGCAACAAATGATTGATTTGGCACATCTATAATATCATATACATCATCAATCCCGTCATATCTTACATCTACTACATCAAGATATAAACATGGATTTGATTTTTGATCGCGTTCAATTGAATAAATTTTTTTCGATTTTTGCTTTTCAGAAAACCAATGGTCGCATCCGGCCATTTGTGCGTATTCTCTTGCTGTAGGGAAATATTTTTTTAATAGTTTAAATCCTTCTAAAGTATGAGGTCTAGCTCTATAATTATGAACATCAGTGCATTTAGACAAAGAAAAATATTCATGTAAAGGAATTTCATTTTCATATATTTCTTTTCTTGCTTTTTCTAAAATATATTTTATTTTATAATGTTTATCATGTAAGTCATACATTTCTGACGTCTTTAATACAATATTTATATGTTGTTTTCTAACATTATCTGAATATCTTTGATAAGATGCAGCAACTGTTAGTTTATTATTTTTATCTGAACAATATCTAAAACCTATTTTTTGTGCAAATAATAAAGAAAAACAACTATTAGTTGTTATAATATATTCCCATCTTGGATTTTCTTTTATGTCTTTTGGTAATAATTCTTCTCTTTCTCTTGCAAGCCTAGGTTCTCTTAGCCAAAAATCCATTTCAAATCTTTTTAATAAGATTGTTATTTTATTCATAGTTTCATACATGTCATCTTTATACTTTTCAATAGTTGATATACCAAATTCAACTGGTGAAAATGATGGATGTGAAACAGATAATGATGGACTTGTTCCATCTCCACCAAATAAACCACCAAGAAATTCTCTTGCAACTGATAAAGGGCAATCTGGTTCAAAAATAAAACCTGGAAGAGTAAAAGGTTGATGTGTTCTTTTTCCAACTAGTACACCTTCTATTAATAATATTTCATCAACCAATATTTTTGGAACATGAATAGCAAATACGTTTCCTTTTATTTCTGGTCGTAATATATCACTAATAGTTGGTTCTTGCCCAGTAAGAATTTTTATATCACTAACAAAAAGTTTTGAATCAATTAATGTTCCAATGTTAACTTTGCAACTTGATAATTCCTTATCTTTGGTTTTTCCACCTAAATATTGACTAATACTACCATCAGATAAAATAAATCCTAATACTCTACAAAATGCCAATGTCTTTTCTCTATTTTCAAAAGTATCCATAGTGTAATTTAAAAGTTTCCAATTCTTTTCATCTTCTCCTATAATATCTTCTGGTAGTTCAAGACCAACTATAACTTTAGAATATTCACTATTCGTATTAAAAACTTTTCCATTCCAATTATGTTTTGGTAATAATTTTCCGGCTTCAATCCATCCAGATTTTGTCATGATTTTATGGTCTGGAGTGCATTTCAATATTCTTCCATCAATTAAAGTTATTCTTACTAGCTCTCTTTTGCCTTTATATATTAAACCTTTTCCATTAGAAACAACTTGTCCATTGTAATAAGACCATAAATTATCAGTTTTAACCAAATCTTTCATTTTTCTTGTGAACCCAAATGAATGTGAAATCAGACTATCGCCTAATAAACACATAGCACCCGGCATGAATGGCAAATAACCTTTTTTGACACCCCATGAACCATACATGGAATTATGAACAATCATATTTCCAACTCCAGCTGCAAAATGATGATTTTCTGTTTCAATATCATACACATATTGAGGCGCTTTCACGTCTTCAATTTTTTTAATTTTGTTACTTACATTTAATGTTGATTTTGAATATTCCATTAAATATTCATTATTTACATATTCAATTTTAACATTAAATCCACTTTTTCTTAAAAAATTAAATATTTTCGATGATTCTATTTCGGTTGAGCATTTATAAAATTCGCTTTCATATTCTTTTGGTATTTTCACTAAAGTGTTAAAGTTATCTAACTCTAATTTACATTCTTCATGCATTAATTCGTCTCCTATTTTACATTCTGAAGGTTTAATTTCGTCACCATTTGGTTTTAACAAAGAATGATCATTTGTGCATGTTACCACGCCTAAATCTGTAACAATTCTTTTTAATACTTCCTTTGTGTAATGCCTCATTATAAATTTTGGTTTTGTAAATCCTTTATCACTCCAGACCTCAAGATTATATATTGGAGTTGAAACCTCTTGTTCCTCATTAATTCTTGCCCAGTCACCTTTAGATATTTCTTCTATTGTTTTATATATAAACTTTCCATCTATTTTACAAGGTATCGGTGTAGTAGCGACTACACTATTAGCGCATATTTTATAAGCTAATTGTCGCTTGTCTAAAACATTATTCAACATGACCAATTCATTGACTTTATTTTTATCTCCATTTTCTAAAAGTTTTTCTATTTGTTTTTTATTATCTTTTATACCAACTCTAGTATGTTTACGAGCATCTAATAAATTTTGAAGCATTGTTGGAATCACTCCCTTAGGCTCTTTTAGAAACCTATAATATCTCTCTTCACACATTGGATTTTTGGAAATTGTTTTAGTCAATTGAGACCTTTCCTCTATGTAAGGTTTCAAATCTTCTACTTTTTTGTTTATCTCATTAATAATCTCTTGTCTGCAGAATTTATTACTTTTTTTATCTCTTCTTTCTCTTAGTTCTGTCAA